AACATTGCTAACCTAGCGGAGTTTAATAATTCAACGAATGAAAGCATTGAGGTAATTAAAGGTGGTCCTAATGCAGGTAAGCTTCGCATCAAAAATAGTTACCTCGTCAATCTTATGTACCCAGTTGGTTCTATTTATATAAATGCTACTAATCCTCTTAACCCAGCAACTCTATTTGGATTCGGTACTTGGGAAGAGTTCGGAGCTGGTAAAACTTTGCTTGGGGCAGGCACAGGAACAGATGATCAACCAATTCCAGAATCACTAACTTTTGCTGCAGGTGATACTGGCGGCGAGTACAATCATACAGTAACTATACCTGAACTTCCTAGTCACAGTCACATCTATAATGAATCATATAGACTAAGTAGCAAAGAAGACAGAGACAGCGGATCACGGAGTCTTGGGGTTAGAGAAGACGAACAAACAAGTTCAATTGGCAGCGACCAATCTCACAATAATTTACAACCATACGTAGCAGTCCATACGTGGAAACGAACAGCTTAATATTATGTCAGTACTAAATCCAGGAACAACATTTCAAAACGGAGAGCAGCTTACTGCTGATCTACTTAATGATCTCGTATCGCAAGCAACATTTACCGATGCATCCATTGACAATCAAAGCACTGAAATTTCTGGTGCATCAATTATTGTAAAGGATGAAGGTATCATTCAATCAAAGATTGCTACGGGTGCAGTAGTCTTCACGAAGCTTGCTCCCGCTATGGTTATTAATAGCAATACAATGTCTGGGGCATCCAGTACTACCTTGGCTACCTCTGGAAGTATTAAGCAGTACGTTGATACAAGTATTGCTGCAAGCATCCCTGATCCATTTTCTCCATCTACTTATGCAGGAGGAGAAAGCGTAACTTTCCCCAATGGATTGATTATGAAGATGGGATACCAGACTGGTCATAATGGTACAGTCACATTTGGAACCGCTTTTCCAAGTGCAGTGGTATCAATTTGCCTTACTTGCGTGGACACGACAGATCTGGATGGCAATGCAACTATTACTTTACGCAGCACTACATCCTTTAATTATGACTCTCAGTCAGGAACTAATGCTATTTTCTGGCAAGCAATCGGATACTAATGAACCCACTCCTTCAATCAGTTCAACTAGCCATCCAGGATGGCACTCAAGTGGAAGCCATTGCTTACATAGATAAGCTGGTGGACTTCTGCATTGCTAATGAAAACGGCAGGGTACTTCCAGGCTGGCCACGTGAACTAATTCAACTTCTTGTAGCCTATCATATAGCAAAGGATACCTTTGTTGCAGAGGAAGATAAAGATGGTAAGATTGAAGGTTTAGCTATGTGGTATCATTGTGACAAGGATGAAGATGATTCATTGATCACTGAATGGAAACCTGATAGCAATGATAGCAATGCAATATTTATAGGGTTTTTAAATGCAGTAAATAAAAATGCTTTTAAAAATATGACTCGCAAGTTTTTGGCATTGTGTCCTGACTATATGCACAAGAAAATAATAATGATGCGTCATAGACTTGGCGTTCCAACACGAGTGCAAAGCACTCACAAACTGTTTACTAAAATTTTAACTATATAATATTATGGGAGGATCAGCACCAGACGCACCAGACCCAATTGACCCAGGTAAGTCAATGGGCAAATACCTATTCGGTAACAAGGAATTTAGGTCAGCACAGGGAATTACGGACCCACTGCTTCAGGGCCGTTTGCTTGAATCAGAGGCAACCTTTCGTCCACTGTATACTGCACTAGAGCTTGCCGATATTCAGACAATGGCACGGGGACGATCTGAAGAGGTTCCAAATCCAGCGTATGAAGGAGTACAAAAAAATATAGAGTTCCTAGAGAGGGATCTAGCTGAAGTAGATGACAAGGGAAACTTTGTTTTAAAGGGAGGAAAGAGGAAAAGAGCCGAAAAAAGAAAGAAAGAGATGGAGCGCAGCCTTGAAAAGCTGGAGCCAACTTTAGCACCGCAAGCTGGACTGTTTGACCTACTTGAGGATCAATCAAGGCGAGCAGGAGTATTACAACGTGAAGAACTCGGATTGCAACGTGCTGATGACGTATCCGCCTTGCAGGAGTACGCCCCTCAGGTTGTTGAGGCATACCGTGAAGCTGATCCTTATAGTACTGGACTTGCTGAGCAACAGACCGCACTAGCTCAAGATGTTTATCAACGTGCTCAAGGCTTAAACCCAGAGCAGCAGCGTCTAGCTGATCAGGCAGCATTGCAGATGTCGCAACGTGCTGGTCGTATCGGGGATCAAAGCTCGATAGCCAGTCAAGTGCTTGGTCGTGAGCAGTACCTATCTGGCCTGCGTGCAGAAGCAGCAGGTATGGGGCAACAAGCTTTTGGGATGAACCGTCAGCTTGCGGGTGACGTAGGTATGACTATTCTTGGTCGTCCTTCTCAATCTATTGGTCTAGGCAGTCAATTACTAGGACAAGCACAACAGGGCGCAGCAGGTCAAATGGGACCGCAGTTGTTTGATCCTAACGTAGGACTTAATATGGCTATGCAAGATCAATCCAATCAAATGCAGGCTAACATTGCAGGTGCAGCTAATAAAGCTACTATGATTGGAGGAGCACTTGGTGCTGTTGGTGGTATTGCTCAAGGCATTGGGACGGGCTATGCTTGTTGGGTAGCCCGTGAAATTTATGGAATTGAAAGCGGCAAGTGGATGCAGTTCCGTGAATGGATGCTTAATGACTCTCCAAGTTTATTCCGCAAACTATACCTAAAGTACGGGGAACGCTTTGCTGAGTTCATCTCCAATAAACCTCGTATTAAATCAATCATCCGCAGCTGGATGAATACCAAAATTAAATAGTTATGGCATTTCAAACAGGAACTAGAGTCGACCCACGCCTAATGGCAGTGGACTACAGCCCGATGATTGAGGCTAATAAAATAATGGCTGCATCAATTGCTGGCCTTGGTCAGCAGATCGGTGAAGGTATTGAGAAGTACCAGAAGAACAAAGAGATTACTGCTGCTGGACTTGCGTCTCTTGAAGGTACTACTGCTGCCAATCCGGACCTCTTATTGGCCTTTCAAAGCGATACTGGGGACGCTGGCAAGGCTTACAAGAAGATTGAGGCTGGGGACTACAACCGGAAAGACGTACTCATTGCCAATGGCTTCGCCTCTTCTTACGTGAATCAACAGAAAATAACACAAGCCAACCTAGCAGCAAATCGCCAGGACCCAACTGCTGGAATGCAAAATTACCAGTACCTGATTCAACAGGGAGTATCACCAGAAGAGGCTCGTGAACGGTCATTTGGAAAGAGTTCAACTAACATTAATGTTGGTGGCGAACCGGGAGTTGGTGAAGCACTGATAAGGCAGACGTTCGGGCAGGATCAGAAATATTTCCTAGAAAATGTTCAACCCGGCCTTGATTCACTGCCAAACCTTCAATTTATGGAGCAAATGCTGAATGTTGTGGGTGATGATGGAGAGGTAATTACCGGTAAGTTAGCCAAGCCAGAACTATTCCTAAAGTCCCTAGCAAGAGACCTAGGAGTTGGTGAGTTCCCGGATGTTGCCGCAACTGAATCCTACCTAGGAACAGCAGGTCGCCAGGTGGGTCAGGTCATTAAACTATTCGGTAGCGGAACTGGTTTATCTGATGCTGACCTTCAGTTCGCTAAAAAAATCGCCGCTGGAGATGAGAGTATGGACAAGGATGCCCTGAAGAGGCTGGTTAGTCTGGCTAGGAAAGCAATCAAGGGTCAAGTTGAGAACTTCAATCGTCAGATAGAGAGAAGTTATTCCCCCGACATTGTAGATGAGGCTACGAGTAAATTCGCACTTTCTCGTCTAATGACTCCGACCGAGGGCTTATTTGACTACGAGACTTCAGTTCCCGGTTTAGGTGCTTCGGGTGGAATTGATTCTACTGGTGCAGGCATCGGACAACCAACAGTTATTGATGAAGCTGATGAAATTATAAAATCAATGGGTATAAAATAGATGGCAACTAAAGAGCAACTAGCTGGTGGAATCGTACAACTAAAGAGTCAGCTAGATGCGGCTCTTGAATCCGGGGATGCGAGTACCGCACAATCCCTTGAGTCAAATATCAGGACACTGGTGTCTGCTTATCAGCAAACGCCAGCCGAAGATGTTACTGCATCTCCTGGGACCTTAAAAGATAGCGTTGATTCACAGG